AATTACGATAAAGTAGTATGTGCCTGGTTACACCAGTCTGCACTCAAGGATTCTAAGTCCGAAATCGACAATAAACTAAAACCATCTAGTACCCAAGGGAGAGACGTCGAAATTGTACCTAATCCCGAGGCTTCAAATGAAACCGAGTTACGTTTTAAAATTAAGACGGGGGTGGCACGTGTCAAAACCAACATATGGGTTGACGATGTCATCAGGTTTCTGAAAAAAGAGAAAAAAAGTTCTATCTTATCGAGATTTTATGAGCTTAGTCCAGCCTTCCTAGATTTCTATAACGACCAAGTCGCAGCAAGCCTAATGTATGCAGACGCACTATCACAGCACGTGCAGGATCCAGTCTACGTGTCACTGGCCATGTTAAATGATCAGATAGCGTGCAAGGCACTAACTGTTGTTATTAAAGGTCTGGGTTGGAACTGTTCACGCTATGGTGCTAGCATAGTCGAGGCCCAGAGTTTGCAGGGGAGAGGTGTGGCGCCGATAGACTTAGAACAACTGTGTAGAGAAAGAACTGGGAAAGCAGGACTTGCTAAAGCTAAACACTTATTCAGTGACGATGAGTTACGGTCTGCAATACGCATGATATATAGCGTTGAGATTGATCTAGACAAATACGAATGTATGGACTTAGACACCTTCTGGAAAAGCAGATGGTCATGGTGTGTCAACGGGTCACACAGCCGTACTTTGGAAAGACATGAGAGACGCTACAAGATCAAGTGGCGAGGACAAGCACATAGGAGGGTGGCAATAGAGCAATGGACAAAAAACCCAATATTCTTCTGGAATGGTAAAGTTTATGTTAGCGCGAGCACAAAGCTGGAACATGCTAAATCAAGGTTACTACTGTCTTGCGACACCATGTCATACATCGCCTTTGAACACCTTCTTGGTGATGTGGAGAAGTGCTGGAAGAACAATAGGACGCTGCTAAGTCCAGGAGATTTAGGCCACAGTGGGATGGCGGCAAAGGTGAGGAACATGTGTGGGGCAGGTGGTGTCAACGTAATGATGGATTACGACGATTTCAACGCACAACACACATTGCGTGCACAAGAAATAGTAATCGAGGAGCTCTGTAACTTTGTTGGTTACAACAAAGAATTAGGGTCTAGATTATCAAAAAGCTTTTACAACATGTTACTCACG